TTATTTAATGATGAAAGACAATCTAGTCCAAATTATAAAATATATGGTAAACTTAGAATGGTGTTCAGAAACATGTTTTCTGGAACCACAAACTATCCACCATTATCAAGAAATATTTATTGTTTAGGTGACGGAACAACATCAACAGGTTATGACGGTTACTTACCATATGATGAATATGCCTTTTTAAGAAAAGACGTTATTAGAGAATTGAATCTCCCAAATTCAGGAAGTACATTAGGAACGTTTTCACAAAATATTGTATTAACTGGTTATACGGGACATACTGTTATAAGTTCAATAGATGCTCCATATCATAATTGGAACCTTTATCTTAGTTATGTTTATAGTGCAGATACCACAACACCAATAAAATATACTTTGTCAGGTAATAGTGTTTATAACTTTACGGCCGGAGACGGAATACCTTTTAGAGTATATAGTAATGGTAATCAATACAAATTAGTTTCACCTGTAGAACACGGAATGTCATCTGGTGAATTTATTGTAATATCAGGAGGAACATTTACAAACTTAACACCCTTAACAGGTAAAACATTTCAAATTGATAGTGTCGGTGACGAAGTTTATGAATCTGAAAAGTATGTGATTAATATATTAAAATCACAATTTAATACAGGTTCAACACTTAGTAATGTCATGATTGGTAAAAGGTGTATTGATAAAAATAATATAACAGGCACCACTTCACAATATTATGTACATAAACATAAAACACTTACAGATGAAAATGGATACATTTTAGATTTGGCAGGATTTGAAACACCAATATGGGAAAATGAAAAAAAATTATTATTTGAAAATAGTGAAGGTACAAATGATTTTTTAGTTGAGAGAAATAGAATGGAATCTGTTCTATACGATTTTAAAGATGTGTTCACATTAACAGGAATAACAAATAATTTAGGATATACACCAACGGAAGTTTACGTTTCAATAATATTCAGAAATGGTAATGGGTATTTTAATTACCCACCAAAAGTAGGGTATAAATTTAACTTTCACGATAGTTGGATTGACCAACATTTTAGTGGTAACACTTCTAACGAATCTGGTTTATCTGGAAATACTTTTATTAAAATTATATCCACGGGTAATACTGGTGGAACTGGAACATTTACATTCACAAGTGGTGCAACATTACCAAAGGGGACTATTTTAAATGGTGCCTTTGTTGAATATAATGACCATGAGTTTAAAGAAAGAATAATATCCGAAGCGTATCATAAAATAACAAATCCCGAAAATAATAACAATTTCAGTTTCTATTATCATCAGGAAGACCCTTTATATTATTCAGGAGCATCCACAGGGAACACTTTTGGTCTATTTTACCAACCACATAATAGAGTTAAATTAAGACAATTATCACCGTATGTTGAGACATATGGGACAAATGACATCTACGGATTACCGGAGAATGCAAAATTTGATTTAAATGAAAATCAATGGAAATGGAGAGACATATATGACCATGGTTATATTGACCCAGATGGTTACGGAACTAATTTTCCATTTTTAAATAACAGCCATTATGTTACAACAAACATAGATTTCTTTTTAAGAAATGAAAAGGGATATACGAATAAAAATAACGGATTAATTAAATTTAAAAATAAAAAAATAACAGATTGTTAAATGGAGATTTTAAGAAACACAAACGATTTAAATTTAATCATCAACGGCGAACAATTTTTTAAGAATGATGCAGGGTGGCAAGAGAATTTCTTAGAATTAGAAAAAGAAACACTTAAAGAAATTATTAATCCAGTTGAGAATTATGAAACTATGAGGTACATACATAAACCGTATGTGTCTAATAGTGGTGTTACTCAAACCGACATTTGGTTTTATTTTTATTTTTTGGATACTGCGAGTGGATACACAAATGGATTAGATTATAGTCTAATTGGGATAACAAGTCAAGAAAATGAATTAATGTTAAAACAATCAACAGAAAGTTTTTTTAGATTAGAATTTTTTAAAACACCAAATGGAGTGGCTCCTGATAGAACTAATAGAAGATTAGTCATGTCAAGAAATTTATCATTACCATTGGGTGAAAAATATTTATATACAACATTAAATGGATACATTCATTTACCTGTTTTTACCGGTTCAAATTATAGAAACAAAGAAAATATGTATTTGTTTTGGTTTGTCGATGATACCGCATTTAATGAATCTAATTTAACAGGAAACACTTTTTGGATGACAGCAAAGTTTTTTAATGGTAAGGACGGTTCGATACTTGATTACACAACAACAGGTTTAACTGCCGGACAACAGGTTGAAGAAACTAGAGATATGTATTATAAAGTGGTTATCGATAGAACTGATTATTCGTATGAGGTATTTAAATTTGATGGTATAAATGTGGGACCTAGAATTGGTCAAAGAAATAACCCGATAGTATTTTACGAGAAACGAGGATAATGGAAAAAAATAAATATCAAATATTAAAAAGACATATTTTGAGTGTAAAATTACACTCATTGACCGGTCAGTATTGGTATAACTCTAATGGAGTGGCAATTCCATGGTCTGGAAGTACAGGACTTGAACCAAACGTGGGTGATTTATATTTTAACATAACAGGAGGGACTGTACCTACAGGATATTATAAATGGGGCGGTTCCACATGGGTTCTATACACAGGAAACACAGAATTTGATTATGACTTACCAATATTTTTAGAAAATTATGTTGACGAATTTGGTGTTATGGTTGGTTTTGACGGTAATATGACCCATATAGAACATCTATGTAATTTTACTTATACACAGACAGGTTCAACAATACAGATATATAACACAGCAGACCCAAATATTCTTAGAAAAATTGTCGACCAAACATTTACAGTTGACTTTGGTGATGGTACAGTGACGACTATCGGTGTTACCGATGGTGCAAATAGTAATCCGTTACCAACATTAACACATACGTTCCCAACACCTGTTACAGGACAAACAAAACATACAATATCAATTACGTTTAATTCACCGTGGAGTCTACAAAAAACAAGTAAGACCGTATCAGTACCGCAAGATTTAAGTAGACCTAATCCATTAGGAACATTAAGTGGATTTACAATACCATATTCATTAGTTACGGGTCAAACACAGAATTATTTAAATGATTTGGACTACACCACTGGTCACACAGGAAACACAACATTTCAATATGCCGCAATAGGTAAAAGTAGAGTTAGTGAATTGAAATTATATGGTTCAAACACATATAGTGGAGTTACAACAGGTGTGACTGACGGTATGATTTATAGTGCGTATACAATTGATGGATTATCATATAGGGATTTTCCGGATGGATATACAACAATTACGGGAGCAACCTCAGGTTACACAAAAGAAGAAGTTTTTAACGATATGTTGACAAGAAATGAACATTTCCTTGGTTTTATTGATGAACCAACGATATATTCTGATATTTTTGTTGAAAGAGGAAAACAAGGTGTTTTGGAAAATAACTTAAGATTAACCGAAATAGATAATTTAGGTGAATTAGATGTTTATGGAAATGGATATTTTAATGTACAAAAACAATAAAAATTATATTTATTAATAAAAGTTTATGGCAGTAGGTTCATATGGTATAGTTAGACCCGCAGATGTGTCACCAGCAGACGTTGAAATCTTGTTTCATTATGTAACAGGAAGAACGTCAACGGCACCTGTAACACTAAAAAAATTAAAATCGGAAGATATTTTAACTCCGGTTTATCATAATTCAAACACGACCGATGACACTGCGGCGCCCGATGTTGAAATTTTGGGTGGTTTATATAACCTAAAACTAAGTGCATCAGACTTTACTGACTTGGGAATATATACATTACATATCAGACCCAAACAGATTAGAACAACAATTACAGATTGTGGAATCTTAGCATCATTACCCTCAGTTAGGGGGTTAGTTATTGATTTAAGCAATGTTCCAAGTGCCGATAGAAGTAAATTTACTCCACAGGGTATGGTTGGTTATAGAATAGAGTATATAAATCAGGTGGACAATAAAAAATTACCTAATTTTTATAGAGTTGTAACATCTTCTTTTTTCTGTACTCCGGTTGTTTCAAATTTAACAAGTACAACACAAAAATCAATTAGATATCAATATAGTGAACAAACAACAAACTTAATGTTTTTAACTGTCACTCCATCATCGGCACCATCAAACAAACCAAACACGGTTCCGTTTATTGGTACACCATCTCAAAAAATTATTTTTACAAATACATTTTTTAATCCAACAACAATTGAAATAGAGATGGTTGAACACGATGCAAGTACATTGGCTAACGCATTATATGGTAATCAAACTAAAGCGGTATCATCAGGTATCTACACTATTTACGATAATAATAACAATATCTACAAACAATACAATCTATTTGAAGTTAAAGATGAGTTTAACGAAACTTTATATGAGGTTAGAGAAGGTAGAACAGATATTGATGAAACCCTAAACTTTGATACGATTACAACAATATAATGGCAAAATATATAGTACCAAGCAAGGCGGCGAGCGGAGCTCAAACATTTAGTGATAGTTTAGTCGGTGTACAAATTACTGATGGTACTAGTCAGTTAACCAATACAAACTTTGCATTAGATAAAGTCATACCAGAAAAAGATAGCAAAAAATTTAAGACAAGTCCTTTTTCTGATTTTTTAACACTAGATGATTTAAAAGAGGAAACAAACGCACCGACAACACAAACCAGTCAACAGATAGACCAAGAGGTAAAGTTTAGAGGGTCTAAAGACAATGCAGCAAAATCTTTATTTGGTTCGTTAAAGAGTAGGTTATCTGTATCAATATCTAAAATAATTTCAAAATTTCCTGCAGCGTTATATGTTGATTCAAATAGACCTATTAGTGCTTCACCATATAGTGCTACGGACATTACATTCGATTTAAATTTAAAAACGACAGAGTTTACTGTTGAAGAATCTTTATTATTTAATCCTTTCGATGTTGTTTTAAGAAAACCTAAAAGTAACATAATACCCGAAACCGATAATGAGATAAGAAATTTATTTTCATCTTTTACGAAGTATGTTATTGATATTAGTGGTACCACATATGAAATTGTAAATTATGTTGAACCAAATAGTGTAAATAAATTTAAAATAAAAGTTAAAGGATTTCCTTTTGGTAATGTGTCCGGTTATAGTGGTAACTATTTAATTAGACCAAACGATGCATTAACTGAAGAGTTTTTTAATGGATTGGATGACTTAGAAGAGATTTTATTAAATAGAGAAACTAATCCAAAATATAACGCACCTTTCAAAGTTCCGAGAGATAGTTCAGATGGTTCAAAAATAAGTTTAACAACTATTGAATATAATTGGCCAATTACTATTGATGGATGGAACTTACAGATTTCAGGTATTAAATATGATGAATACGTTACTAATTTAATTGATGTGGCGGATGAAATCGATGACTACAAATCAAATTTATTTGTAAGATTCATGGCTTCTCCACAATTATTTGAATTTGACACAGATGACCAAAAAACACAATCGGTATTTCAATTATACGGTCAAAGTTTTGACCAAGTAAAAAAATATATAGATAACATTGCCTTCATGCGTAATGTTAGTTATGATGGTATTAATAACTTACCTGATGTTTTATTAAAGAATTTATCAAATACATTAGGTTTATCAACAACAAACTTGTTTGATGAAAAAAGTATAGACGATATTTTATACAAAAGAACTGACACACAATTTACAGGATTAAGTATTGGTAAAACATTGGTTGATGCCGAATATGAATTTTACAGAAGAATACTTGTCAATCTTGCTTACATTTATAAATCAAAAGGAACAAGGTCATCGATAGAATTTTTCTTAAAATTTTTGGGGGCACCTGAACCAATGATTAAATTTGATGAATATGTTTATAAGGTGGTTGATTTCCCGAATTCTTTTAACCTTGATTCAGAAATATATAATGTGTTATTGGGAACTAAAACCCACATTACGGGTGTGTTTAACCCAACGGGATATACTTACACAAAATCAATAATAACAGCGAGTACATCATTTGATAGAGACGGTTATCCGGTTGAAGAGGGTACGGGTTACCCAAGAAAAGCATATAGTGAATCTGCCGATATATTTTTTGAAAAAGGTTCTGGTTGGTACGATATTACATTAGACCACAGGTCACCTGACATTTTAGATACTGAAAATTCAATAACCACAGGTAGAACTAAAACATTAAAAACAAAATCAAAAGTATACACTTACGGAGAAGATTATTTTGATGTTTTTAGAACGTTACCTGGTTTAGATACGGGATATGAACTTGAACAACTTATTGATAATAGAAAAGTAGAATTGATTGATAATAATTCACCATTTATTCTAAATAGAAAGAATATTAGTATTTATCTTTCTTCTGCACAAGTTATAGATTATGACATCTATAGAAAATCAAGAGATTTAACATTAACATTTGGTACAAATACACTATACCCCCAAACGGGTGTAACATTTGCAGAATTTTTACAAAAAATGCTGAGCGACCAAATTAAAAATTCAAACACAATAAAATATAAAAAGAATTACATTGTATTAGAGGATGTATTCAGAGATTATATTTCAAGAACATCATTTGTACCATATCATTTTATCGATGTTAATGAATTCATCAATAAAATGAGTCCATATTGGACACAAATGTTAGACCAATTCATTCCAGCAACGACACAATGGACCGGTGGAGATATTATTGAAAACGGAATATTTGGTAGACCAAAATACCCTTATAAGTTTGGTTGTCAACCAAAAGTGATTATTGAAACTTTATATCCTGATTTCAAACAATCAATTGATGAAGATTTAGAAACATTACTTGGTGACGATGATAATTTAAGAGGATTAATTAATTTAACCGGAGTAACTTATTATCCGGTTATTGAAATTGATGGAGAAATATATGGTGGACCATATTATAGTGGATTAACATCTAGTATGATTGTTGTTGTTAGTGGAACAACAAACACAACAAATAGTGCAAAACTATTTAATCCGTTCCCAATGACAGGATGCACATCTTTAGTCTCAAATGATAGTGTTAATTTAGCATTAATTTGTGATTATAAAGATTATATTAACCCTAATATTGTTAAGATAAAACAATTATGGGTAAATGCATTGACTACGTTAGTTAATCACATAAATTCACTTTATACGATGAATGCACCAGGATGTATTCCAACGTATCAACCATACACTGCCGCAACATCATCTAATGATTGTCAACAAATATCAAAACCAATATTAACATATCAATTTTTTACAGATACTGATTGTATTGAGAAAATTAAATTTACATCCATAAAATATGGTACAAATGATTGTTCGGTAAACAATTATTTAGAATATAAATTTAGTACTGAATATGATACCACGAATCCAACATGTGATGTTGAAGTTGATGTGTCTACAGTATGTAATGTTTACTCTGGTGGTACCGATAATTGTGAATTAATAAGTGATGTTTACATTAGGTTAACAGGAGGAACGGTTAATGTACAAAGTAATGGTACTGGTTGGCCAATTTACATGTACACAAATTGTAAAGATGGTAAAAATCAAATGATTGATTTTAGAAACACAACACAACCTGATATAACATTTTATGAAATTTCAGGAACACCAGAACAATGTGTATTTTTAGTTAAAGACGTTAAAGAACATGATGTAATTGATTTTTTAATTACAGATGCCGCTAACTGTGATTTGAAATT